GCACCTGTTGAAACTCCCGAATGCTTATGTGTTCCAAGACGAATTGAGCCTTCCTTAACCTGGCCCCCCGTAATGATTCCTGAAACGTTTAAATTTCCGGTAATTTCTACAGAACTCGGTGTGACCAGGTTTATTTTTCCGTCACCGGCAATTTCTACATAAGTTGTTCCAGCGTCGTTGCGTATCTGGGCACCTGTCGTGCTGATTGAACCAATAACGTTTGGCACGGATTTGGGTCCCGGAATAGCAAAACCGTCTGAAAGGTCATGCATTCGAGCTTCGGCAGGCTTTTGTACTCCGCCAGACTGCCACCAGGCGTCTATACAGCGCGCTGAAAATACCACTAGCACTTCGTCATCCACGGCCAGGGGAAGCGTAATGGTGAACCCTCCAGCGCTTGGAAACACAATCGGAACGTCCACCAGTACCGGTAAATTCACAAATTGTTCGGCGCCGGATTCGTCTTGTATGACGCCTTTTATTGCGGGTTGCACCGAACAGGTCATTTTTGTGAAATCGACCGCCGTTACGATTCCAGGAACAGCAGACCAAGCTACAGCAAAACGTCCGTCCATCATGAGGCGCATCGCCTCTTCCACGTCGTTTAGAAGCTGGTCCCTTGCTGAAGCCACGTTAAGTCACCCGTAACCTACAGAAACTGCGTTCAGCGGGTTCGTTGTTACGTCTACATTGAGGCATATAAGTGTAGAGTACCATTCCACCCCGCGAGTGTCCCCTTGGTGCTCCGCTACCAACACGTAGTAAACTCCGTCTGACCTCAAAAGAGCTGGAATTGAAGCGGCAAATTGCGAAGGATTCGTAATCCCAAGGTTTACTTTAATTTGTTCTATAACAGTTTTATTGTCGATTTTAATTCGGCCGCCAACCGCAATTCTTGGGTTGATCAGGCATTTTACGTTTACGCCCTCGTTTGTTTGCTGTGGCGTTCCGATAAGCCCACTTAGGCTGTTCATCACGACGGCCTCACCGGGAAGATAAGAAGTTACCGGCACAAAGGTAACTTTCTCATCCTGAATGGACCATTGGTTTTTTGAAGTGCTTGCAACGCTTCGGAGGTAATTTCTGGAATTTCCAAACATCACCTTGCCCCTAGGCAAGGTAAAATCATCCGAAATGTTTATCTGCCCGGCGCTCACGCCCTTCGGGATCATTGGGTTTATTGCTGCGTTGATTTGATCCGTAAGCCGAGACCCGGCAGCCAGGGTCGTGTTCACTACGGCAAAATTGTAAGCCCTGTCACCATCACCGGCTATAATATCTATAAACGTATCGGTGGCGCTTTCCCGCCCGAGGATTACTTGCTTCACGTTGCCTTGAAAAATGACGCCGAAATTACCTTTGTAACCAGCCTGTAAAATGACTCTAGCGAAATTTTTTATCTTAGAAATTTGAAGAGCCGTTTTTTCATCAAGATTGTAAACACGAATATCTGCCATGTTTGGCGTCATGGTGTCGGACCGCTTTACGGAGAATTTTATTCTTAAAGCGGAAAGGTCAATCGCCGGGTTCAGGGATTGCGCCGTAATGTCTTGTGGGTTGGTTGTGGTTACAGACGTATCTACAACGAGAAGTTTTACCTCACGTAAGTACTGAGTTGCGCCAAACTGATATTCCTCGGCCAAGGATCAGTCCTCCGTTATGAAATAAAGGTTGGATTCCCCGCCGAGATTCTCTAAGGTCGGAACAGCCGTTTCGTCACCGTCGGTATAAACAATCATTTGACCGCCAAAACCTAAATACCCAAGCCCCGCTAAAACGTCTCCCCCAGTTATTAGTGGCAAGTTGAACGCTATCGGGTCATTCGTGAGTGCGTCCACAAAGTCCAGTGCCCAACCACCCTCATCGGAATCGTTCCACTTGCAAGTCATTTTGTACGTTTTTCCGGCAAGAGCGATTTCAAAGGTCTGTGGAATATTCTCTAGTGGGATTTGGTATTGTGCCATCGGTTTACCCCAAAATCCCAGGTATCTGGCCGGCCGTGAAAAGGAAGGATTGCTTTCTCCCACCATTTTCTGTTTTTCCAGTGGCCCCTGGGTTTCTTTGCTTAGAACGAGGTACTGTTGTCGTGGTCACCTGAACCAATAAAACTTCCTGAAAAGAGGCGTGGATCGCAAGGCAATTTTCGGTGTTTTTGTCAGTCGTCATTCCAAGCGAGGAGATCAGCATGTTTTTGTATATTCGCTTCGGTGTGATGATGTCGAACGGAACCCTTGACGCTTGGACGTCTAAAAGCTCCTGGTAAATTTTAGAAAGCGAAACAAATATGTTGTCAGTGAAGTAAATGTTTGTCGAAAATACCGTGGGCTCTTTGTACGCGTGGTCCGTTATAGAAGCGCCCTGCTGTACAGGCTGTTTTGTTATGGTGAGCGCATCGCTTGTGGATTCGTTAACGACAACTTGGACGGTGATATCACCAATTTTTCTTCTCGTTCCGAACAGGCTTTGCAAAGTAAGCGGCTGCGTTAAAAAACTCATCGCGTAGCTCCTGACAAATTCCTGACAAGGTTAAAATTGACCCTTGATTGCTCCGCCGCGACAGCCTTACCCGTCGCTGTAGCGTCCGAAGAACCCTGAACGTTAATCGTGGTTTGCTGTCGTACGTTTTGATTGGTTTGAGAATTTTGCACGTTGTTTCCAACGGGATTCGCCACTTGGCGATTTACTGGATTGTTTTGAACGTTTGAAGCAACGTTCTGATTGCCGTTAAAAAACCCGGCAAGCCAATTTCCGAGCTCACTGCTAACGACTGCAACCCCTCTTATAAGGTCCCAAAGGTTTTTAAACAAAGGTAATAAGCGTTCAAAGGCAGAACCCATTTTGCTGGCAAAACCAGAAAAATCTAAATGCAGTAGTTTCCAAATCGCAGAAACCAAATCTACGACAATTTTAAACAGGCCAACCATGCTCGCGGTAATAGAACCGACCGCCCTTGCAATTGCATTAGCCACTGGAATAAAGCTCGACCAGTTGAGAAGTGCCTTACCGCCTTCGGTGAAGGTTTTGAAGTCGTCGTAAAGTGCGATTATCGCCAAAAGCCCCGTCAGGATCATCCCCAGCGGTGTAGCTAAAAAAGACAAATTTAACAGCTTCCAGGCCGCCACCGCTGCGATAATCTTGGTTGACCAGCCGTCAGTGGCTCGATCTAGTTGAACAAAAAAATCGTAAACGCGCGTAAGAATCGACCAAACTCTAGAACCAAGGGCAACGGTAGCTTCAAAAGCTTTGAACACAACCAGAACGAATTTTTCCAAAGCCGACTGAATTTTAGGCATGTTCCGGTAAAGTTTTTCACGAAGCAGATCGGATTGCCTGGTGATGAGCGGGAAAAACTTCGCCGCGACGGATTTGTATATTGCTTCGAAGGCGTAACGCGTCTTGGCTAAAGAAAAATTCAAACGAATGGATTGCTGAAGGACTTTTCCAAGATTTACTCCGGCAGCAGAATACGCACGTAGCATTTCACGCCTCAAGGCGAGCACCCGGTTTATAGAAGGCGCAAGAATACGCATCTCGTAACCAAGGGTTTCAAAGTTTGACGAAACGCTTGAAATCGCTTTGACGATACCTGCAGTTGCTGCTTTAACCGACGCGTAAAGCGCTGTTACCCGAAGCGTTGCGGATTTAATACCATCGTTGAATTTTTTTAAACTTGCCTCATCAACTTCGAAGCCTAGACCAACCAAAAATTCTTTAATTATCATCTTGGTTGGCCCTCCTGTACCTTCGCTCGTTCTCGGCCCTGACGTCTAAGGCGTCGTTCATTCGGGCTATGTCTTCCAGGCCGATGGCCCCATTTAAAAGGCTCTCGTACTGGCACATACCCTCTAGGACTGGCCGAATAAGCCAATCCTCATTCTCGGGCATTGAGACCCACTCTACAGGCCTCTTGGTTTCTACCCCCGCCCCTAGCCCTTGGACGGGAGTGCGGCGAAAAAACCGCTAAGGTTGAACATAAAAGCCCGCGCTACAAGCTGAATCATCACGGGTAGATCCACCGGAAACATGAGCGCTTCCTTGGTCGCTACCTTTGACCAAACCCCTGCAAAGTCCTTTTGCTGCACCTCTACGCTTGAAAGAAGACCAAAAACAACTCGATTCGCGTCGTCGTCGCTTAGCTTGGCAACACCTTCCATGAGCGGACCACCAACCAAGGCGAACTTTTCCAGCTTTTCGTCCTCGCTAAGGGATTCCATGGCCTTTTGCTCTTTACCGAGCCTTGCCATAGCAGGAATTAACTCGCTCAGAATGGGCCCAGTTCTACGCACAATGTGAAACTGCGTAATAGCGTCTAGTTTACACAGCTTGTACTTTGTGCCCTGAATCTCAAACCCATTTTCCATAAAGCGGTATCCTCCTTATTAAGGGTGGTTTATTTATCAACCACTCCCCAATACCGAGTTCGCGCTGATTCCGTCAAATGTCCATTCCATCATTCCGCCCTCTTTAGCGTAGGTGATGGTCGGTTTTTTGGAAAAAGCAACGCCTGTGATTGTTGTAATGTCCCCAAGACCAGTATTTGCAATCGTAAGAACGTTCGTTCCCCATAGAGCAGAACTTTGCTTCTGCGCAAGATACATAAGGTTTAATTGCTTATTTACTGGGGACGTCTTCAAAAGACGCACCGTCACCTTGCACGCATCGGAAGCAATAAGTGAATGTTGACCTCGGCCATCAGCGCCAATTGTCATGACGTTTTTATCTTCGATTGGTTCGATGCTGATGCCTTCTTCGGCAGCTGCGGCGCCTGCGGCAAGGTTTACAATTCCACCCGGCCCCGCAATCGTCGCGTTGGTGTTTAAAAAGGAGTATGTAGCCATTTAAAATTCCCTTCTCTTAGCGATTTACGTTGACGATTACGTCGACTTCTTGAATTGCGCCGGCCAATTTAATTGCCACTTGAATCGGTGGGGCTATACGTGCTTCTCGGTCCGCTTGTGACTGAAGTGAAAGCGGTTGCGCGTAAATGTAATAACCCTGATCAAGGAAATCACCAGTGTTTAACTGGCCAAATCCATCTGCAGTCCAATACCCCGGAGCCACTAGCCCGTTGTTCACTGCTTGATCACAAACCCCACTAATCGCATTTGTAAGCTGATTCACGCCGGCATCGGTTTGTGGAACCTTTGTCGTGCTTTGGTACAACACGTTGTAACAAGCGTTTTGCACAGCATCTTGGAACCAATCCAGACCGTGGATTTCGTCAAAGTAAGCGGATCCGCTCATTACTCCGTACTGAATAATAATCGTGTCGTTGACGTAGTTTACGAATACGTTACAGCGTTTGTCCTTGAGCACAGCCGCTTGTGTGGGCGTAAGCTCCTCACCTGTTACGCCCGGTTCCTGTTTGTACATAAGCGTGATGGTGGATCGATTGGCATTGAAGTCTACTGAGAACGCCCGGCCAAAGAACGAAGCTACGGCGTAAGCATTTTCGCTGTACTGGCAAAATGACTGCAAATAGCCGCCATCCTTAAGCCTAGAAGCTAAATCATCCGTGACCTCGGCGTCCAAGACGTTTGTGTCTGTAATGGTCACGCCAAAAATGCGCTTTAAGTCCAATCCTTCAATAAGATCAGCCACTGCGATATTTTGGTCGTCTGTTGGCTGCGTGGAGGCTTGGAACATCAGTCCGTACCAGGCTGGCGATATTTCTGCGAGTGCCAAAGCGCAAGCAACAGGGGTTTCGGCGGCGTATCCTGGAACCAAAACCGTAGAGCCTGCTGAATCTAGTTTTGTTTGGGCTGAAATATCAGTGCCAGAACCGGTCGGCTCTGCGTAGGTAACGCTCGAAGAGGTCCCCGTGGTTCCGCTTGTCACTATAAATCGTGAGCCGTCCCACGCCACTGTGGCACCCGTCAAAGCTGCGTCAATAACAGTGGCAACACCGTTTAAATTGGTTTGTGCAGAAAAATCTAGCGAGGAGAGAGTCTTCAAAACCCCGTCGATCGTGATCTTCATGCTTCCATTCGTGATGGAAGTCCAGTTCGACATACTTTGCTGCGCTAAGGTTAAAATTCCTCCCTTGTTAAACGCAGCAGTCGCAGTCCTAAGCCAGCGACCAATCATAAGTGTATCTGGCTTTGGTGATTGACCAAAATAAAGTGCCGCGGCGTAGTATTCTGGAGCCGTTGTTCCGAAGTCATCCGCAACAGATTCAAGCGTTGTGTAGGTACGGTATCTTTCGAGCCCGGAAATCACGTTAGAATCTCCGGCAATCATTAAAATACCAAAGGACCTGCGTGCCGCCGCCAACGGGCTCAAATTAATGGATACGCGGACAAGACTAGATACTGGTAATGCCATTTTTTAAAATCCTTTCATTGACAAGACCAGGCTCCGCGCACCGCCTTCCGACGAGCCAGACTTGATCTTTAAAAAACGAATGCCATAGAAATCTTTTGGATCTATAGCGTAATACCTTCCTTGGGCAACCGTGTAAGAAACTGGTCCTGCAGAATTGTAAACAGGCACATACGTTCCGTCGACAGTGTCGCACGTTTCAAAAGTAACTGCAGTTCCGGTAAAAACTGCGGGAAATTTTATGCCCGTTAAAGTCAGACCGTTACAGTCGATTGCAGCGCTAGATTGCTGACCATTTGCGATACTCGCAGGCTGAGAGAAGGTCGCCGCCCCTTCGAAGCCACTTAAATAACTAGCCATTTGTTTAAGACTCCTCCTCTACGCTCCATGGTACTAGGTATTCCTCTTCCCCGGAAGCAGCATGAATTGTACCCTCTGCGGAATTGACCTGCAGCACTGGATACGTTCGATCTCTTTGGCGCCGCAGAAAAATACTCATCTCCACGCGGTCGATCCATCTTTCATTAACCAAATCAGGAATGTGCTGGGCATCCCCAGTGTAGGCAAACGTCACGTTTCCAGCCTGCAGCGCTTCTAAATTTTGTTGAAGCTGAAACGCGTCTCGCACCTGTCCCGCAATTTCCATTGCGCTGGGCCCGTAAAATGCACACTGTACCTCGAGCAATTCCTGCCTCTGCAGTTTTGCCGAAGCCCCACCAACGTTTAACTGGGTGTAGGCATTTGCGTCTGGAGCTATCGCCGTCACGCCAAAAGCTATCCAGTTCACGCTTAAGTCGGGGTTCGCGGGCGGAGCAGCTTGCCACCTTGGGCGAACCAAAGAGCCAGTGATTCCCGAAACCCCCACTAAAACCGTCTGAATAAACTGGTTGAGCGTCAACCCGCCAGGCAAGGACCCGTTCGAAGAAGGAACTAAATACCCACCAGTGGCTGAAGTGTTGCTCATGTGCCACCTGGAGTGCGAACAATGCAAACGCCTTCACACCAACCAGAGCCCCAATTCGTCCAATCAAAAACCTTTTGCACCTCGTAGTAACGGCCCGCGAAGTAAAGCAAGTCAGGGTACTGCGATGTACTTGCGTCGGCCTTAATTCTACCCCTAACCCAAAAGCTCTGCACGTTTAGCGCGCGGAGCGCTTCTGGAAGGCGTTGTAAAACGTTTCCTGTCGGGGACTGAATAGACCCAACCGTAATTTCGGTTGTTTCTGAAAGGGTTTGTTCGCCGTAGGAACTTATTACCGGAGTCCGCGTGATTACACGCATTTCATCAACGAAATCCGGGTCGGCAAGTAATTCTGTAACGTCGATTCTAGCCACAATTAACCACCACCACGCCGTATTACCCAACGTATCGAATTGCGCATTTGGCCGGTCACAACAAGCGCCTTGGTGCCTTTAAAGCCACGCCGTTGCCGCGCTTTAATTGTTGACGGCGCTGGCGGAGGTATGCCGATCTGCTGGTCGATGGTTCTTTTTATAGAGCTGGAAGCGATTATTCCCGCTCGCTCGTAAAACGAGTCAACAGCCTGAAAGCCAAGCTCCAAAATCTTCTTGGCTGCTAGTTTTAACTGGTTTGCAATTTGATCTTGAGCCCTTTTAATCCCAATAGCCATAACTGGACGTGCGGGAATATTATTCGCAGGGGAACCAAACTCGTTTATCGCTAAAATCGTAGCGTTATCGATTTCAGTGTCTTCTTGTCTTGCGGATGAGAACGCAGGAATTCCCACAAGAACCCTATCCCCCTTGAGCTTCTTGATCAAATCAGGAAGCTGCCACGTGAGGTCCTGCTTAACTACAAGGCGCGTTTTACTCATAATTGAATAGCACCTGCGCCATACATTTGAATTAACCGATAGAGTTGTTTGCCGTAATTGGTAAGATTCCACCAGCCCGCATCTTTTTCAGAAACTAGCGTAGCGTCAAAACTAACCGAAACTGACCCAACTGTTTTAGAATTTGCAATGCCGCCTTGTTGTCCTGGGCTACCGCCAGCTGCGCTTGCTGCCATGTTTTGGGCTGCAAGAGTTATTTCGTGGGCGACGTAAAGCTTCACCGCAAAGGTGTACATCGTGTCGAACACGTCCTGGTTTAATTGCGCCTCAGCAAAGGTGGCCCAAAATGTTAGCTGGGAGTTGGTGTACTTGGCAGTGTCACCGAACTCCGGGAAGTCTAGGCGGAACTGCGCTAAGTCCACGATTTACTCCTCGATCTTTTGCTTCTTTTTTCTACCCCGTGGTTTTTTTGGCTCTTCTTTTTCCAGATTTTCAAGCTCCTCTTTTCGGGCCTCTACAACGTGGACTACGTGTTTAGGCTCTTCTTGAGCAGGGGCTTCTTCCGGAAGCTTTGGAGCCTCCACCAGTTGAATCTTTCCTTCCTTGAGAAGGCCACGCAGAAACCAGTCCTCCCACAAGGAGTCTGGTAATTCGTGGTGACCTTTCTTGAGGTCGGCGCCCCCTAAACAGAAGGGCGCCTTTAGAAAAACCTTCATTCTTTAGATCCCATCAGCGTAGCGGACAGTTTCCGGATAGACGAATTCAACTTCGCCGAATCCGTAAATGTACGGAGCCGTATAACGGATTCCGTGGTAGTAGGCAGTTTCCCTACGAATCGGAACCATTGGGAACCGGACGTAGTTTAGATCGTTGGTATAAGCCACCATACGATCGCTGCTTGATGCTCCACGACCTGCAAGCCACTTAACAGGGACAATTTCTAGCTCTTTACCGTTAACGTTTAACGCGATTGAGTTCTCTTTGAGGAACTTCACAATGGAAACGTTACCGGCCGAGCTGACCTTTTGCGAAGAAATGTAACTGAACTGGAAGGCCGGAAGCAAGAGCTTGCCTGGGCAAACTGCCTGACCAGAAGCGTTCCAAGTAGCGTACAAGAGGCTGTTCACGTCGGCCAAAATTTCGTCTGGTGTTTTGCTGGTCCAGGCAGTTCCGCCAAGGGCTCCTGTAGCTACAGTTCCAGAAGTAACTTGGTCCGAGTTAACTAGGCCAAGCGCACCAACATCACCAGAACCTGTGTACACCATTTGATCGGTGTTCATTTGGTAAAGAATGTTTAGAGCGTCCATTTTTTGTGCGTCAATCGGCTGACCAGTTAGCTGTGAACGCTCGAGCTCCACAGAGCTATAGCTTACTTCGCGGCCCAAAATTCGGAGAGGGGTAACAATGCGTTCTCCGTTTACACTTACACTTTGAATTGCAGAAGTTTCTGCAGAAATCCACGGCATGTTTCCACCGTTGCTAGCGGTAGCAGGGTTCGCAAGCGAACCACCACCAGCAAAGCTTGAACGCGTGAACGAAGTCGATTCGTTCGCGAAGCTAATGCCGCTACGGAGCTGAATATCGCGACCCCAAGTAACTGCCACAAGTGGCTGATGGAGTTTGGGGTCATAGTTGTCGAGTTGGTTGATAAAGTACGAAAGAACCGAGTCTTGCGTACGGAATCTGCGTGCTGAATTGATCATTTTATTTATTCCCTTCCCCTTTTAATTATCGAGCCACGCGTATTTCGGCGTTGTTGTCTGCGTCTTTGCCGTCAGAAGCCCAGCTGGCTTGTGTAAGCGTAAGGGCAACTGCGTTGCCGCTGTCGGTGCCATCAGCGCGGAAAGCACCAACGGCCACACCGCCGTTTGCAACCGACTGAACATACACCACTCCGCCTCTTGCGGGGGTTCCAACAACGCATTTAACCGAAGCATAACCACGAACAAGAAGTCCTTGTGGCTGATCCGGGTTAGGAACTGCGTCGTCAAAACCTTGTGCGGCGCTGCCAGCAATGCTGGGAGCTTCACGAATAAGAATTCCGGCAAAAACAGTAGCTGCATCGCCAGAAGCAAATTGGCTAATTCCACCAGAAGCGTACTTCATTGGAATACCGAAAGCCTGCGCATAAACGCTAGAAACCGCAACAAGCATTGCGGGTTCGACGTTTGATTCGTCCGGCCTCGTTACGTCGCCAGGTACTCCGGCGGGTGCTTGATAAAGATATGATGTCATTTGTTTGATCTCCTCTTCCTTAAGCCTGGCGCCATTTCTTGGCGTTGATCTCGTTGAGTTGTTCGGCAGTCATTACGCCGGGTCTCGGCGAAATTGTAGAAATAAAATCCGTAGCCTTTTTGCGGGTTCCTGCAAATTCCTCAGCACGCTGAGCTTTAAGCAATTCACTAGCCGCAATAAATAAGCTTTCTACAGCTTCGACAGAATCAAAAGTCGGTTCCTTGCCGCCGGTTAAAGTCTCGATAACTTTTTTGCCGTCTTTGGTACCATAAGCCTTTTTCAAAGCCTGTACTTTAAGGTCTTTTGCCTTGAGGTCGATGCCAGGAGCAAGAATCTCCGCCCGAGAAGCAGCGTCGCCGGTGTCAACGACGCCTTCCATCTCGCTAGAACTCTCTTCATCCTTTGCCATTTCTTCTTTTTTCTCTTCTTCTTTAGACTCATCGCCCTGCATTGCCTCGGCTTCAGCAGATTCCGCCTGAAGTATTTTTGCCACAGCTGCTTCTAAAGCTTTAAGGAGGTCCTCAATACCAGGGGCGACTTCCTCGTCCTTGGCCTTTTCTTCTTCTTTCTTTTCTTCCTTTTGGACTCATCTTTTGGTGCCATCAATGCCTTGATGCCATCAAGTTTGGATCCTAGTTCGTTGCAAACTTTTACAAGTTCGTCGTAAGCGCCTTCGTCGCCAGAAATTTGTTTACCAGCAGCCTCCTCGTCAGCGACTTTGCTGGCCTCGTCTTGTGCCTTGGCAAAGATCGCGGCGATCTTTTCCTTGATGCCCATTTTTTTGTTTCCTTTCCTTTGTGGTCCATTATCGCGTAGTTAGGCCCGGCGCGGCCTTCCTCGACCAATGCCAGGTGGTTTCCAATGATGTCTGTTTGCATGCCACGTCCAGGCTCCAGCTGAATGTATTCGGCTTCGTAACCACAAGAAACTTCCCGCATGCCTTTTCTAATAAGACCAATGGCGATTGCATCCGTAACCAGAATATCAGCTAAAAGGTCGTTCTTGTTAGCCCCTTGGCCACGCCTGACGTTCTGCATCACGCCGACCGCTAATTCCTTCCAGTTTTGCGGGGAAACGAATTGGTCTGGATGCCTAATGGTGAATGGCTTTCCTTCGAAAGAGGCCATGGTTTTTGCTGAAAAAACCTCTTTCTCGTCCCTGGTAACAACCACGGTACCGTCTTTGCCGGGCTCAAGCGGTGTTTCGCTTGCGGCGTAAACCATCTCACCAGTTCTGGCCACGGGAACGCCTATACAAAGCAAGTAACCTTCGGGCGTTTCCCGAATGTTCTCAGAAAGCTTTGTTGGCGCAAAGTACTTCATTCTGCAGCTTCATTCTCGACTGGGCGCAATGTTCTTTCTTGAGTTTTTTCAATTCCTGAGAGAGCCAAAATTCAGCCTCGTAGATTTGACCTGCCAGTGCATTAACACGGGCAATGGCAGCTTCTTTAGACCGTTTTAGCTCTTCAATCCTCTTCGAAAGTTCTTGATGCGTCATCTGCGGGTACCGAATTAAAGCGCGTCAACTTGTGCTTGCAGTTTAGCCAAAGCCTCAAGAATAGTATCACTTGCCGCAATGGCTGTATTCGTTCCTGCTGCTAAGCCGGTCAGCAATGCACCTGTAACGCTAGCTGGCGAAGCCCCTGCGTTGGCCATGAGCTTCCACGTTGGGTTACTGATAAGCCCGGTTTGCTGGTAAGCAAGCCCAGTGTCCTGCGCTATGTAAATAGAACCTTTCCCGGCAAAGTTGTCACCAGTTGTTCCATCAACCGGGGCGCTTGCTCCACTGAGGACGCAAATTTGCCCGGAAAGACGTAGGTCGGCTTTTAAGATAGCAAGCGGATCGTAATCACCAAAACCAGCATCGTGCAGGTCTAGACCGTAATCAACGCCCGAACCTGCTGTGCTGTTCAGCATGCGAGCCTTGAAGGCTGCATTGGCTTTTGTAACACCACTGTCACCGTCAATGACCGCTACAACCGCCCCGTCAGCGTCTGTAACGCCGTCCATGATGATTCCGAGCACAGCTCCAGCAGGATACGAAGACGACTTAGTCCCAGTAAGACTGTAAGCGCCAATAACCCCGGCCAAGTAATTGCCTTGGTTCTCAAGGTCAGCACCAATAATATTACCCATGATCGTAGCAATAAAGCTTGGATCACTTGCATCGTCGGAACCGACGTCGGCGGATACATAAAGGTCTGGGCCGATTACTTGGGCAGATCCAGCACCAGAATATTCGGTGGCCTCCGATTCAACAACGTTGAACGAAGTTTCACCGAATTGGTTTTGCAAAATAAGCTGAGGTTTTGACATTGATCTCCCCCTGTAAATTAGGTTCCTCTTTTGAGTGCGATTATTTCTAGTATAAGTTATTCCGCATTGCTAGCAAGTGGGGCTTACGACTCATCGTTGAACACGGGGTCTTGCCAACACCGACAGTTCGGAAAAGTTCCCGCGTGGCCCTTTGTGCCGTCAGAGAGCTTTGGCTGTTCCGTGTAGCTGACGAATTTTCCGTTCATTTCGGCGTGAGATTTACGCGTAGCTTCGTCCATCGTTGCGCGCCAAATATAACCCACTGCACCTACGGCAACGGCTCTAGCTTGTGTCATAGAGGCGTTAGCTCTTGCCGTTTCTGTAACGGCAATCAACTTGGCTCTGGATTCGGCTACTTTTTTTGAAAGACCCAGCTGCTGTTCAAGCTGCGTTATTGTGTCCTGATCGGGAAGCGCTCGGCGACCTTCAAGGACCGCTTCCATAGCTATCTTTTGAGCCCTTAGCCCTGCTTCTGTTGGAATAGACTTAATCAACGCGACTTGTTCGTTTTGAAGCGCCCTAGCCACCGCCCCAACGTTGGCCTCGCCGACGTCGGCCTTCATTGCGAGGCCCATAGCCTTAGAAGTTTGTGCGTAAGATCTTTTGTTCGCATTTTGAATGGTATCTATTAACTTCTTGGCCTGCCTTTCGGCCCAGGGCCCTATCGCTTTGGAATACTCTTCCAGTATTTTCTGCATCCCCTTCGGGTCGCGCAGTTTTGCACCTGGCTCGATATGGCTTTCCACTATACTTCCAGATATTTTTGCCACTTTTCTCAGTGCGGTTAAAAATCTTTTTCCGCAGATGTGCTCGGCCTAAACGTTCCACGAATTCCCTTGGCGTCAATTGAAAGGCTGCGAAGCTTCTTCATATCCTGCGGAGCCCCCAAT